AACCTTTAGAATTTATTGATGTATCAGGAATGGATGCTGAAACAATGGAAGAAGAAACAGGTGTTAAAATGTGTTCACATAATTTATCAAATGATTCTATTGCAGATTTATTAATTGAAAAAGGAGAGACATTAGGTGAAGAATGGTTAATAATTGACGAAACAGAAGTTGATTATGATACTGAAGATGAATTAGATTTAGAAATACAAAACATAAATTCTAAAAAAGAAAGTACATTATCTAAAATGTGGAATTTTGTAAGCACAGGAGTTGCAAGACCAACTAATAAATCAGAACAAGATAAGGTTATTGATGGTGTAAACTTCATTACACGTTATGTTTATAGTGGTGATTTAACAGGTGAACGTGAATTTTGCAGTAAAATGTTACGTGCTGAAAAAGTATATCGTAAAGAAGATATTATTTCTATGGGAACGCAAGTTGTTAATGCAGGTTTTGGAAAAGGTGGTTCTGATTCTTATTCTGTCTGGTTTTTTAAGGGAGGCCCACGATGTAATCATAGATGGTTACGTAGAACTTATGCTAATTTAGATGGTGTAAAAATAGACCCAACAAGTCCAAAATCAAAACCATTAAGTAATGCAATAGCTGAAAAATATGGATATAGAATACGTAATGAAAAAGAAGTTTCTATGAAGCCAAGTGATATGCCTACAAAAGGATATACACAAGAATATTGGGATAAAATGGGATATACAAACTAATTAAGATATGGCACAAGGACTTTTTATAAGCACAAATGATATAGTTAAATTTACTAACTTAAATGGTAATTTAGACCCTGATATATACACACAATATATTTATCAAGCACAACAATTACACATTCAAAACTATTTAGGAACTAAACTATATGACAAAATTAATGATGGTATTGTTGCAGGTAATTTAGCTGCTCCATATACAACGCTTTTAAGCAAATATATTAAGCCAATGGTAATACATTGGGCAATGGTTGAGTTTTTGCCTTACGCTGCATATAAAGTATCAAATAAAGGAGTATTTAAACATAATTCTGAAAACAGTTCTACGGTTGAAAAATCTGAAATAGATTTCTTAATTGAAAAAGAAAGAGATGTTGCTCAATCTTACACAAATCGTTTTATAGATTATATGAGTTTTAATCAAACTTTATTCCCTGAATATTATCTAAATTCAAATGCTGATGTTTATCCAGATAAAGACGCAAATTTTACAGGATGGGTACTATAAAAGAAACATACAAGCCAAAAGAAACTAACGTAAAAAAGTTAGAGGTATTTTTAAACAAACTAAATAAAGACAAATAATGGCTTTAGATTTTACACATATAAAAGGAGATACATTTGAAGCAGTTAATTTTGCAATGATTCTAAATTCAGTAGTTTTAAACTTAACTGGATGTACATTACGTATGCAATTAAGAAAAGAATATGGTGGTGTAATATTTTTATCTTTAACTTCAGTTGCAAGTGCAGGAATAACAATTACAAACGCTGCAGGTGGTTTATTTAGAATTAATAGACAAATAATTAATATTGATGCTGCAAATTATATTTATGACATTGAATTAATAAAAGCAGATGGTACGGTTAAGACTTATATAAGTGGAAACTTTTCAATAACTAATGACGTAACACGATAGTAATGGCAAACGATATTATAGATATTAATGTTTACGAAACAACTGAAACGGTTGCTATAACTGTAAATCCAAATTTAACTACTGTTAATATTAATCAAGTTACAAGTAGTGGTGGTGATACAAATTTAGAATATACACCAAGTCCTACAAACGGGATAGTAACAAGTAGCACTGGAACGGATGCTACTATACCTTTAGCAGATGGTACAAATGCAGGTTTATTAACTGCTGCTGAAAAGACTAAAATAGCAAATTCAGTTCCATACACAGGAGCAGTATCTGATGTTAATTTAGGAGAGTTTGGTATTCAATTAGGTAATTTAGAATTCGATAATACACCTACTAATATACCTACTGCTGCTGGTTCTATGTACTACAACGATACAGATGGGACATTAGATTTAAAATTAAAAGGTGGCAATGTTACTTTACAAATAGGACAAGAACAAGTTGTAAGAGTAGTAAATAAAACTGCTACAAATATAGATTTATTAGAATCTAATTACCAAGCGATAAGAATAACAGGTGCTCAAGGTCAAAGAATAAAAGTTGATTTAGCACAAGCTACTAATGATGTTTTAAGTTCCGAAACTATTGGATTAGTTACTGAAACAATAGCAAATAACGCAGAAGGTTTTGTAACCACAAGTGGATTAATTAGAGGTATTAATACAACAGGTTCTTTGCAGTCAGAAACTTGGTTGGATGGAGACATTTTATATTTATCACCAACAGTTGCGGGTAGAATAACAAAAGTAAAACCAACTGCTCCGAATCATTTAATTATAATTGGATATGTAATTTCCGCACACATAACACAAGGAACTATTTTTGTAAAGGTCAATAATGGTTATGAATTAGATGAATTGCATAATGTAAAGATAACAACTGCTGCAAATAATAATGTTTTAGCTTATACTTCTGCAACAGATATATGGGAAAATAAAACAGTTGAAACTGCTTTAGGATATACACCATACAATGCTACTAATCCAACTGGCTATCAAACTGCTGCTCAAGTTCAAACTATTGCAGATGCTAAAGTAGTTCAAACAATTACAAATGGAGTAACTGCTACTGCACCAAGTCAAGATGCTGTATTTGATGCTTTGGCTTTAAAACAAGATACAATAACACTAACTACAACAGGAACAAGTGGTGCATCTACTTTGGTTGGTGCTACTTTAAATATTCCACAATATAGCGGAGCAACTAATTTAGGATATACTGCTGCACCTACAAATGGTACTATAACAAGTAGTACAGGTAGTTCTGCTACATTACCATTAGCTGATGTAACGAATGCTGGATTATTAAAACCTGCTAAATTTACAGTATTAGAAAACACAAGCGGAACTAATACAGGAGACCAAGACTTAAGTAGTTTAGCACCTAAAGCATCCCCTACTTTTACGGGGACAGTTGTTTTGCCAAGTACAACATCAATCGGTAATGTTACAGATACTGAAATAGGCTATTTGGATGGTGTTACAAGTGTAATTCAAACTCAAATTGATGGAAAATTAACAATTCCAGTTTGGCAAGACTTTACAAGCACGCAAGTTGGATGGTCAAGTACAACAACTTTTTTAGTTAGATATGCTATTATTGGTAAAATAGTAATAGTTTACTTTAGAATTTCTGGAACATCAAACAGTACTACAACAACTATAACAATGCCATTTATAAATAATGGAACAAGTAATATATCAATATTGACAACTGGTTTAAATGCTAATGGAGCAGTAATAGCTAATAGTACTATTGCAACTGGAGGCAATGTATTATCAGCAAATTATTTCAACACAATTGGGTCTACTACTTCTTTTACTGCAACTGGAACAAAACAAATAGCTGGAACAATAACTTATGAAATACCATAACAATGACATACAGTAGATATAATGAAGATTTTTATTTTGTAGGTTCAACCTACGCAGAGCCAAGTGACAACTTATGGACAAAAATAGCCTATGTAGATTCATTCGTAAAACCAAGATTTATTGATGGTGCTTGGATTGAAGGAGCAACTTTAGAAGAATTAGCAGAAGCTAAAATAGAGGAGAACAAACAAAAGGATTTGGCTTGTTATAATGAACTATTAAAAACAGATTGGTATTTTATTCGAAAACAAGATACTGGAGAAGATATTCCACAATATATAATTAATGAACGAAATGCAATTAGATTAAAATATGCACACTAATTTAGATAAAATATTAAATAAATTTATATCACGTAAATTAATGGTTTTTGTTATAGCTTGTTGTGGGTTATTTGCAGGTGATTTAACATCTCAAGACTGGGTAGTAATAGCTACTGCTTATGTAAGCATTCAAGGATTTACGGATATAGTTGCAAAATTAAAAAGTTAGAATGGAGTCAATGAAATTATATATGCTTAATTCGTTAGCATTGGTTATTACGTTTACTAACGTAGAGAATATATTAAAATTAACTCTTTTAGTGTTATCAATTATATACACAGGTGTTAAAATATATGAATCATTAAATAAACCAAAAGATGAAACTGGACAATAAAGGATATATGTTAATTTGTGAGTTTGAAGGATTTAGTGCTAAACCTTATTTATGTCCTGCTAAATTAGCTACTATTGGTTATGGCAATACATTTTATAAAGATGGCAAGAAAGTTACAATGGTAGACAAGGAAATAACCAAAGCAGAAGCATTTGATATGTTTAAAGACATTGCTGATAATTTTGCTAAAAAAGTTTCTAAATGTGTTACACAACCTTTAACACAAAATCAATTTAATTCTTTAGTTTCATTTGCTTATAATGTAGGCGTTGCAAATTTTATGAGAAGTACATTATTAAAAAAAGTAAATAATAATAGATTAGACCATTCAATTGCAGATGAATTTTTAAAATGGGATAAAGTAGGCACTAAAAAATTAGCAGGTTTAACTAAAAGAAGACAAATTGAAGCAGACAATTATTTCACGAAATAAAGGAGTTATTACATTTTGGTTATCAGTTACATTAGCCACTATTTCAATTGCTATGTTATCATCTTGCTCAACAAGAAAAGTAGTAATAGAGGAAGTTAAGAAGGATTCTTTGTCCCAAATTTACACTAAAATAGAGACGAAAGAAGATATAAAAATAGAAACTAAAAATGATATTATTATTGATGAGTTTATTATTACTCCATTAGATACTTGCAAGGATATTGTAGTAAACGGTATAAGTTACAAAAACGTTGTTTTAAGATACAAAAATACAAAAGACAATAGTTTATATAGAAAAGATATAAAAGTGTCTAAAATTGAAGATAAACAACAAACTACAAAGGTTGAGATAAAAGAAAAGAAAAAGGAAATTAAAAAAGTTAGTAATCCAATTGGATATATAATAATAATTATAATAATTTATTTAGTATGGCAAAACAGACGGTGGTTTCTACCCGTATAGAAACTAATATTTCAAGACCAGGAGTACATTCAAAAACAAAATCTTCTAAATTAAAATCTTCTAAAAATTATCAAAAGAAGTACAGAGGTCAAGGAAGATAAGTTTCTTTAAAAATAAAGCAATTTGTTTTAATTAAAGTATTTCTATAATTATTTAAATGTTCTACACTTTTAAATTCTTTTATAAATTCTCTTAATCTATCTTTTTCGTTTTTTATTTTAAATTTTACTTTCATATATATTAATTTCGACTCCACGAAGGTATATAAAAAAAATAAACTTTGATTTAAAAACTTTTAAACAAGATTGTTAATAACCTTTATTTACATTTGAATAATGAAAAAGCCAACAAGAAAAAGCTTAGTAATAAAATTAGATACAGTCTTTAGTCAATATATAAGGCGTAAAGATGCTATTAATGAAATAGCTACTTGTGTTACTTGTGGTAAAAAAGACCATTATAAGAAACTTCAGTGTGGACACTTTATGTCACGTAGACATTATTCAACACGTTGGGATGAAAACAATGTAGGTGTACAATGTTATGGTTGCAACATTACAAATCAAGGTATGCAATATGCTTTCTCAAAGTATTTAACACAATTTGATAATAACTTACCTGATAGTTTATTAATTAAATCAAAACAAACAGTTAAATTTACAGACGTAGATTTGATTGAAATGATTGAATACTATAATTCTAAATTAGAATCTTTGTAATTCTCTGTTTGTATATTGTTTGTTAGAAAAGGGATGCTTTAATTAGTGTCCCTTTTTTTGTTTAAAATGTTAAAGTTTTGTTAAAATTAATATTAATAGTTTTTTATCTTAAAAACAGTTATATATTTGTACTCAGATAACAACAAACAAATAAAAATTATGACAACTAATCAATCAAATACAGTAAATTCAATAGTAGCAAGAATTCAAAGATTAAATGGAAATCAAACTGTTAGCATTCACAATATTTCAAAAGGACATATTACTTTATTAGTATTTAATGTTAGAGATAAAGTTGATTTCATAAGAACAACTACTTATTGTGATATTGAAATAAATACTAAAGGTAATGTTACTAAAGGTTTTTTAAATGAATTAATGCCAAAAGAAACTGTTAAATATCCTTATATGAATTTATAATAACAAAGTGGAGCAGCATACTATAAACTGCATTAACAAAGAAAAACAAACAAAATGAAACAAAATTTAAAAGACATCGGATTAGCATTTATTTTATGGGGATTATTTATTACTTTAGTAACAATTTTAACACTTTAACAAATGAAAGATTTATTAGATTACAACAGGTTTAGAATAGAAGCAATGCAAGAGAAACTTTGCAAATTAGAATTTTACATTAATCAATTAGAAACTTACTGCTTTGAATTAGCAGATGAAAATTGTCCAAGAGAATATAAGACAATAATTAAACAAGAACTTTATAACCTTAAAACAAATTAAAATGGAATTAACATTAAATCAAAAATTGTCTTTAATTCAAAAAGAATTTAAAGCATCAAAGTCAAAATTCAATTCATTTGGTAAATATAACTTTAGAAGTGCTGAAGATATATTAGAAGCATTAAAACCATATAATGAAAAATACCAAGTTAACTTTACAATTACAGAATGTATGGTAGAATCACAGTTTATACAATTTCCAATGTTAGAGTCTACGGCTTCAATAAACGATGATTTAGACACAATAAGTGCATCAGCTATAGTTGGTGTTGATTTAGAACAAAAAGGTATGCAAATGCCACAAAAGTTTGGTTCTGCTTCTTCTTATGCTAAAAAGTATGCTTTAGGTAATTTATTATTAATTGACGATACACAAGACCCTGATGCATCAAATAAACACGATAAAGCAGAAACTTTAACATCAAAAGAAATAAGTGCAGTATTAGATGATAAAAAATGGTTAAATAAGAATACACCAGAATTTAATAAAGCTATTGAATATTTAAAAAATGGTGGTAATATTGCAACTATTGAAGGAAAGTATAAAATGACTAAAGTAGTAAAAGACGAATTATTAAAAGTTAAATAATATGCAAATATTAGAAATAAATAGATTTAAAAGAATAGAATTTTTTAGAACAGAAGAAATAATTACAAAATATGAAATTATATATATTTTAAATAATATAAAAAATAAATTTACAATGGAAACATTTGATAATGAAATTAAACCTTTAAGTGATAAAAAATTAATTAATATTTTAAAAAAACTGAATAGCTGACAACAGTAAAAAAAGGTAAGCAAAATAAATAAATAAATTATGAGTGCATTAATTAATGTAAGTTTAAGAGTTGACAAATTACCAAAAGAAAAATTTGTATCAGGAAAAGATGGTGCGGTTTATTACAATTTCACAGTTGGAGTAAATGACGAATCTAACCAATGGGGGCAAAATGTATCTTTAACAGATAGTCAAACAAAAGAAGAAAGAGAAGCAAAGAAGCCTAAAACGTATTTAGGAAATGGAAATGTAATCTGGACAAATGGAACTATATCAGTTGCTGATAAAAAAGCAGAAGTAACTA